TGTAATCAAGGACTGGGACAGCCTAACGCCAGAAGAGTACGCTCACAGGTGTGATGAGGACGTTAAGATCAACGTGCGTCTATGGCGTGACTTAGACCTTAAGCTCAACAAGCTGTACCAAGACCCCACTGAGAAGGATCGCCTGATAGACTATCTCACATTCAAGCTAGACTGCGCTAAGGAACAGGAAGCTCTACGGTGGAAATTGAATGTGGATAAAGCTCAAGAAGCCTACGATGAGATAATGGCACTTAAGGTAGAGAAGGTTGAGCAACTGTCTGAGGCTATGCCTAAGCGTACACTAACCCGTATGGCCTCACGACCAAAGGTCATGCACAAGAAAGACGGTAGCCTGTCCTCTCATGGTGAGAAGTGGGTAGACCTATGTAAGGAGTACAAGCAACCAGATACAACAATGCAGTTTGTCGTTAAGACAGGCGAAGAGCGTGGGAACCCTAACTCTAACGATCAGGTCAAGGACTGGCTGTATTCGTTAGGTTGGAAACCACGGACATATAAATTCCTAAGAGATAAGGTGACAGGCGATGAACGACAGATCGAACAAGTTAGAAAGAATGGGGAGCTATGCGGAAGTGTCAAAGAGCTTGCAGAGGTTGACCAAGCTGTTGATCTTCTCGATGGCCTTACTGTTCTTACTCACCGTGCTGGTATTCTTAAGAGCTTCTTAGAGTGCCACAATGATGGGTGGCTAGAGGCTAGTGTAGCTGGTCTAACGAATACCTTTCGGTTCAAGCACTACCGACCACTGGTTAACCTACCGGGTGTAGATAAGCCATACGGTGATGTAATCCGTGGGTGTCTGACGTGTCCTGATGGTTACATTCTATCTGGTGCTGACATGACATCACTGGAGGATACAACCAAACGGCACTACATGAAACCACTAGACCCTGACTACGTTGAGGCCATGAGTCGTGAAGGCTTTGACCCTCACTTAGACTTGGCTCTACACGCTGGTGTTATCACTCAGGATGACATCGACAAACATAATTCTGGAGAGCGTTCACTCAAAGCCCTCCGTAAGAATTACAAGGTGGTTAACTACAGTGCTACATACGGTGTAGGAGCGCCTAAGCTGGCCCGTGAGACAGGTATGAGAAAGTCTGAGGCCAAAACCCTGCTAGAAGCCTTCTGGTCTCGTAACTGGGCTATTGAGAAGGTAGCAAGCACGTTGCGTGTACGTGAGTTGTTCAATGGCATGTGGCTCAAGAACCCCGTGTCAGGTTTCTGGCATAGCTTACGCAGCGACAAGGATCGTTTCAGTACGCTCAATCAAAGTACAGGGGTCTACTGCTTCGACAGTTGGGTTAAGGAATGTCGTGGCATGGGACTAGAGACTATAGGTCAGTTCCACGATGAGATTATCGTATTAACAAAGGAGGGAGACGAAGATAAGACAGAGAACATCATGCAGATGAGCATAAACAACGTAAACGATGCAATAAACCTTAACGTACCACTAGGGACAGACGTACAATTTGGTAAGACATACGCTGATATTCACTAATGTGAAATAAAAGTAAAAAAGTATGTTACAAAATCCCAAATATATCCCTATAGTATATTACCAGTGCTGCAAACCAGCAGCTTAAACAGAGGAAGAGTAAGATGGCTAAACACACAATGGACATGGTTCTTGAGTACCCGAAGGTGTTTGAAGATAACCGAGACATGGGCGGAGAGGGAAATAACGCTGCAAAGAAAGCTGCAAGGCATAACGGGCAGTACGTTGTTAACGCATACTTCACCAGCGAAGGGCAGATAGAGGAACTGCTAGAAGCTGGAATGGACCCTAAGCCAATGGGCAACGACAGAGTAAAGGAGGGCAATAGTTTTGGGATTGGTAAGTTCGTTAAGTTAACACGGATGCACGATCACAAGATGACATTTAGTGATAAGAACGGTAAAGAAACGGAGGTAGACTTTGGTCGAGCGCCAAAGGTAGTTAACCTCACTAACGGCATTGAGAACAAGACTTGGTGGTCGTTAGAAGAAGACGGAGCGTTAGGTAACGGAACACGGGCTATGGTTCAGTTCGAGACCTACTCCAAGGGTGCTGGGCTACGGCTAATTGCTGTTGGTATCACTGATCACGTTGCTTATGAAGGTGGCGGTGGTTCAACCGAAGACGACGAACTATTTATGGTGGGATAAACATGCGGGTGAATATAGACTTTTACTACGACAAGGAAGAGGATGGCATCGAAGGTTCTTCAAGCGCATCACGAGATGGTGTCTTCGATCTCTACACAATGTCTCAGTTTCTAGCTGATGCTATGCGAGGCGCAGGTTACAGTTATGTAACTGATGTAGGGTTCGAGAAGGACGATGGTACAGTTACCTTTGGGGAGATGTAAGTGAGCAAGGGCAAAGTTCTAATCGACGGTGACATCATAGCCTATCGTGCAGCCTTTGCCACTCAAGACCTTACCGCTAAGGACGCAGAAGAGAAGGTTGATGATCTTATTGAGTATATCTTGGATGAGACCATTGATCTTCCCTTCCCGTCCACAGAGGATTACGAAACGTATCTAACTGGGAAGACAAACTTTCGGCATGACATTGCTAAATCCCACCCGTACAAGGGAAATAGGACTGCAACCGAGAAGCCAGAGCATTTAGGTGCGACACGAGAGCATATGATTAATAACTGGAGTGCTATCGTTAGTGTCAACGAAGAGGCTGATGACCTTATATCAAAGGAGGCGGCAGAGACAGGTTATAACTGTGTTGTTGCATCTGTTGATAAAGACATGCTACAGCTTCCTTGTTGGCACTTTAACTTCGTAAAAGGTGAGTGGACTAAGGTAGACGAATGGTCAGGTACAAAGTTCTTCTATACACAAATCCTGACGGGTGACGCCGCTGATAACATAAAGGGTCTACATCGTGTTGGCCCAAAGACATCAGAGAAGATGCTGGCACACTGTGAAACAGAAGACGATCTCTGGGAAACGTGCGTTAAGGCTTATGATGGTGACGTAGAGAGGGTACTAGAAAATGCGAGGTTACTATGGCTAAGGCGGTACGACAACGAACTGTGGGAGCCACCTCAAGGGGCATAAAGCATGGTTATAGGTCTGGGCTAGAAGATCGTATCTCAGATCAACTAAGGAGCCTTAGAGTACCGTTCAAGTACGAGGAGTTCAAGATCAAGTACGAGGTTAACGAGGTTAGAACCTACACACCTGACTTTGAACTCCCCAACGGTATCATCATAGAATCAAAGGGGCGGTTTGTTGCAGCAGACAGAAAGAAGCATCTGTTAGTCAAAAAGCAACACCCAGACCTTGACATTCGGTTTGTCTTCTCTAACTCTAATGCGAAGATAAGCAAAGGCTCAAAGACTACGTTAGGTATGTGGTGCGATAAGCATGACTATCTGTATGCAGACAAGTTAATCCCAGAGGAATGGATAAAGGAAACATAATGGCAGGAAAGACAGTCGTAGTTTTCTCGTGCGCTCACGTTGATCCAACTGTGAGTAACGAGAGGTTTAACTGGTTAGGTGAGTTCTTGTATGACCTCAAGCCTGATTATGTCGTTGACTTGGGTGATGGCGCTGACATGCGGTCATTAAATACATTTGACACTCGTTACCCAGAGGCAATCGTCAGTCAGAGCTATGAGGCAGACATCGAACACTACAACGATGCACAAGAGCGTATCCGATGGAAGTTCAGACACCACAGACGAAAACGACCAGCTTACATAGGGTTTGAGGGCAACCATGAAAACAGAATTAAGAAAGCTATTAAGCATGATCCTAGACTCGAAGGATCAAAGTACGGCATATCTTTCGGGCATCTCCAGACAAGCAGATGGTTCGATGAGTACCACGAGTATGAGAACTCAGCCCCAGCGATTGCTGATTACGATGGCATCTCGTATGCTCATTTCTTTAGTAGTGGTAACTTTGGGTCTGCTATGTCTGGTATGCACCATGCTAATGCACTACTGGCTCACAGGCATCATAGTTCTACTTGTGGTCATAGCCATAAACGTGATCTTAAGTTTAAGGACGCTTCACACCCTAACGGAGTTATCGGTCTTGTTGCGGGGTGTTACAAAGGTGCAGCAGAAGGGTGGGCAGGTCAAGCCAACAAAGAGTGGTGGTCAGGCATTGTAGTCAAACGGGAGTTAGAGAACGGTATGTACGATCCAGAGTTTGTCTCCCAGTCACGACTAAAGGCCATGTATGGGCAAACGTAGTGACTTCGACAGAGTACCGAGGGATTACTACCCAACACCAAGGGCAGCGGTTGAACCTCTGATCCCGCACTTGCCTTACTCGTTTGACTACTACGAGCCTTGTGCGGGAGATGGGCGTTTGATAGACCACATAGACAGTCTTACGGATGGTCATAGTGAGTGTATCTTTGCTTGTGACATTGAGCCTAGAGACCCAAGGGTTTGCGTCCATGATTCTATTAACATGAGCGAGAAAGACTTCTTGGAGTTGTACATGGCTTTTGGTGGTGCAGACCTATGTATCACCAACCCACCTTGGGATAGAAAACTACTGCACCCATTCATCGAAGGGTGGATGCAGATGTGTCCAACATGGCTACTCTTTGATGCCGACTGGATGCACACGAAACAGTCATCTATCTTAATGACCTATTGCGTTAAGGTAGTAAGTGTAGGCAGGGTTAAGTGGATTGAAGGTAGTAAGAGTGTGGGTAAAGACAACTGCGCTTGGTATCTCTTCGATATAGCTAGAGACCCCGCTAAACAGACAGAGTTCTATGGGAGAACAGTATGATTACGCAAGAAGACATTGATGCCTTTAGCATCGTAAACGTGACACCGATGGAGTATTCCTATTGGGTTGAAGGTAAGATAACGACAAAAGGTGAGACCCGTCTAGTGGAAAATGCTTTGGGTCTTGTAGGTGAAGCAGGGGAGGTAGCCGAGAAGGTAAAGAAATACCTCCGTGATGACACTAAGGTTAACCAGAAAGAGATCGTCAAAGAGTTAGGTGACGTTCTGTTCTATACGACAGCCTTGGCTAATTACTTCTACAGTAACCTGCCAGAGGTAATGGAAGTAAATATGGATAAGTTAAATGATCGTGCCAAACGTGGTATGATTAAGGGATCAGGAGATAACCGATGAAGAAGAGATGGGTAAACAATATCTTTGTGAGGTTCTTGAGGTACTCAGTGATGTGGTCAGAACACCGTCAAGCTATCAAGCATCTTAACACGCTATCAGACAGACAGCTTAAAGATATTGGTCTTAACCGTGGTGATATTGACCGTATGGTCTGGTTAGAAGAAGATAAAACTATGCGAGGACGCGGTAAATGAGCAACCAACTACCAACAGACTATCAAGCCTTTATACACAAGTCACGGTATGCTAAATACTTTGATGGCAAAGGCCGTGAGTCCTACAGCGAAACCGTAGCACGTTACATGGACAATATCGTGCGTCCTGTGGCTGGGGATAACACATACATTGACCAGCTAGAGCAAGCTATCCTGTCTCTTGACGTTATGCCCTCCATGCGGTCCCTTATGACAGCGGGGCCAGCAGCCCTCCGTGACAATACTGCTATGTATAACTGTAGCTATCTGGCAGTTAAGAACATCAAGAGCTTCGATCAAGCTATGTTCATCTTGTTATGTGGTACGGGTGTGGGGTTCTCAGTTGAACGTCAGTACATCAACAAGCTACCAGAAGTGCCAGATCAAATGTTTAACAGCGATACAACAATCGTTGTTAAAGATAGCAAAGAGGGTTGGGCTAAGGCACTACGTCAGCTTATTGCTTTGTTGTATAGTGGTGAGGTTCCCAAGTGGGATACATCTAAGGTTCGTCCAGCGGGTGCAAGACTTAAGACCTTTGGTGGTCGTGCCTCTGGCCCAGCGCCATTGATTGACTTGTTTACCTTTGTGATCCACACGTTCAAGAACGCTACAGGTCGTAAGCTATCGTCTATCGAATGTCACGACATCATGTGTAAGATTGGTGAAGTGGTAGTTGTAGGCGGTGTACGGCGGTCAGCTATGATCTCCCTGAGTAACCTCTCAGATGATCGTATGCGTCACGCTAAGTCAGGTGCATGGTGGGAGAACGATCCACAACGAGCTTTGGCTAATAACTCTGTGTCGTACACTGAGAAGCCCGACAGCATCTCTTTCATGCGTGAGTGGCAAGCCCTAGTGGAAAGCGGTAGTGGTGAGCGTGGTATCTTTAATCGTCAGGCAGCTAAGGTACAGGCAGCAAAGAACGGGCGGCGTGATAATTCGTTTGACTTTGGTACGAATCCGTGTAGTGAGATAATCTTGCGCGATTCGCAGTTTTGTAACCTAACGGAGTGCGTTATCCGTGCTACCGACACTGTTGAAGACTTAGAGCGCAAGGTCAAACTTGCTACCATCTTGGGTACGATCCAAAGTAC